GATCTAATAAAAAAAGGGTGGATTGTTGACAAATGGACAAATAATGTAGAATTTTACAATGATGAGGATGTTCATGATTTGCCATTTACAAGAGGAAAATTAGTGCCGGCAAAACCAAAGTTTGTTTTTAATCCACAATTAAAAAGAAGAATCCCAATGGGAATGAGTTCAGGATTTCCAGATTTTATAGTTTTTATTAGTGAGGAGGTTTTAAGTAGAGTAGATAAAAAAGATTTTGGAGATTCACAATTATGTTATTCTGTAGTGGGGATAGAATCAAAAATGAATGGGACACTAGACAAGCAAGAAAAAGAAAAGGTTGAGTGGTTATTGCAAAATAATATTTTTAGCAGGATTTTTATAGCCCAAAAGGGTCAAAAGAGAGGAGAGATAATCTACAAAGAATGTCTGTGTGGTGTTAATGGCTAACATTGCTGCCTTGTAAAGGGAACGTATGCCCAGGTGATCCTCGTGGAGAGGCAATCCCTCTTGAAAGCAGTGGATCCCGGTTCGAATCCGGGCACAGGCTTCGGAGATCATGCTCTACGTAGGGAGGATTTCCTGGGAGGCTAGGCTACGATTGGGGGATGAGCATCTCCTGTCTCCCGAATAATCCGGGATAGTCTAGTGGTGAGGACGGGGCCCTCATGAGGCTCAGACAGTAGTTCGATTCTGCTTCCCGGAATTTTTATATTTAATATAAGCATTTAATACATGTGATAATCACATGTGATAATCAAAAGATTTAAATACTAATTATATTTATATAATTATATGGATAAAATTATAAGAAAACCTGATCCTTCTAAAAGAAAGAATATTCACGTCGTGACTTTAAAGAAAATTGAGAATTTTTTGAAAGAACAGTTAGAACCAATTTTTAGATCTGAAATTGTTAAACAAATCGCAGTAGATTATAACTCTTTAAATGTTGCATTAGAAATGCTTCCAATAAAAACAGATGAAGACGGAAGAATTTATTTAAATAAAAAGGAGGATAAAAATGTTTAGATTTTTTGGAAATCAAAGGTACTTCAAACTTTTTTTTAATATTGATAAAAAGAATCTTAGAGAATTAAGTAAGGACCATGGAACAGTGAGTCATTTATCAACTGTTACGGATCAACTAGTCAGAGAAGGTCTTATAAACAAAACAACAAAAGGCAGAGAAGTAGAAATCTCTTTGACAAAAGAAGGAAAAGAATTTATGGAAATTTTAAGAAGTTTTCATGATTTTGCTACAAAGCAAATGGACAAAATAAAAAATGGAGAGAAAAATGAAGGGAAAAGTAAAGTGGTTTCACCAACTTAAAGGTTATGGATTCATAACAACAGAAGAAGGAGAAGATGTGTTTTTTCATATCTCAGATTTTCCAGAATTAAAAATTAAACTTAATGAGGATGTCGAATTTGAAACAAAAGCCTATAAAAAAGGCCAAAAAGCAATTAAAATTCGGAGGTATAAAAATGGATGAAGAAAAGAATATCACAAGTACAACAACTTTTGATGAGAGAAGGAAATTATTAATTCACAAGTCAAGAGAAGAAAAAAAGAATGAGTTAGGTGACTTAATAATTTCAACAGAAGCTTTGATTCATGAAGAAGGAATCAGAAAGACATTAAAAGATCTTGAAAAAAAGAAGGATATGTTAAAAGATCATATCAAAAGATTAGAGGAAGTTGCAGGTGCAAAACCAGAGATGAATGATGAACTTGAAGAGCTTAAAAAGAATCTAAAAACACTTCAATTGATAGATCATATAGAAAAAGCAACAGAAGAATCTAAGAAAAAAGAAAAAGAACAATTAGAGAATAGCAGAAAAGATCTTAAAACTGTTGAAAAAGACTTAAGAGATATCAAACAAGCTATTGGATCAAGGTTGAAAATATAATGGATATCAAAGTTGAGGAGAAAGGGAACAATCTCTTTAATCTTTATGTAGATGGAGAATATGTCCGGACTTGCATAGATAAGGAAGGAGTAATCCAGGAATTAACTAAAAGGATAAAAGAAATATGAGAGAACCAACAAATCTTGCTAATGCAATAGTAGTGATTGCTTGTATGTATTTTTTAATCTATGAAAGCTTTAGATTTTGGGCAAAAGCAGGAATTTTTTTAATTTTATTATTTGCCCTAGCATCCTGGGGATATTGGCACGTAACAGATGATCACAAGAAATTATTAAAAATGCAGATAGAAGAAGTAGAGGCAAGAACCAAAAACTTTAATGCACACACAGCTTTTATGGCAACTCAATCTGCGCATGCACTTAGGGGGTTGAAACCACAATGAGAGAGATAATTTTGGCTAAATGGATGCATGATCAATATGAGAAAATTTCTAAAAAGAAAAAGTGGAAAACTCAAAAGAAATGCAGGGTTGAATTTGCAGATCTTCCAGAAGAAAATAAAGATGTCATGATAGAACTAGCAAAGAGATTAATTAAAAAATTTAATATTTAGAATGGAAATTGAAAATATACCAATATCAGAAATAATTCCTTATGAAAAGAATCCAAGAAAGAATGAAAAAGCAGTAGAAATAGTCGCAAGATCAATTAAAGAATTTGGATTTAAAGTACCAATAATCCTGGACAAAAACAATGAGATTATTGCAGGTCACACAAGATTAAAGGCAGCAATCAAATTAAAAATGACTAGTGTGCCAGTGATTCGAGCAGATGAACTTAATGAGGAACAAGTAAAAGCTTTCAGGATTATGGATAATAAATCCATAGAATACGCAGAATGGGATTATGATCTCCTGGAAGAAGAACTAAAAGTGCTTCAAAAAGTAGATTTTGATCTAAGTTTAACAGGTTTCTCAAATAAAGAATTATATGAGTTAATTAATTTAAATGCTGATCAAGAATTTGATGTGGACAAAGAAATAGAGGAAGCAATCAAGAAAGGGCCACAAAGAGTCAAAGAATATGAAGTCTGGCAACTAGGAGAACATAAGCTTATAATTGCGAATGCAACAGATCCAAAAGCATGGAAGAAATTAATGGGAAATGAGAAATTTGATTTAATGTTTACAGATCCTCCTTATCGATTAGCTTACACAGAGAGAATGAGAAAAGTTGTCACTCCAAAGGGAGATGTAAAAAAGGTCAAAGATAGAGTTTATTTGAAAGTAGGCAAAACAAATAAAGACGGAAAATCAAAAGGAAGATTCAAAGGAATAGTCAAAACAAAAGATGGATTTGGATACAAAAGTCAAAGGAGATATTTGGGAGTAGAAAAAGCCGGAGGAGTCCCAGAATTTGATGAATGGTTAAGCATAGCAAAAGAATATCAAAATACAATAGGATCAAACATTTTAATATTTGAGAACTGGAAAAATTTATATGGATTATGGGAAGCAATAGAAAAATACTGGAAAATAAGGAACCTTTTAATTTGGCACACTCCTAATCGATGTCAAGGATTTAGCAGGAGATACATGTTCTTTAATAAATTTGATATTGCTTTACTAGGAGAACACGAAAAAGGAATAACAAACCCAGAATTTGATGGAGATTTTGAAGATTATCTAAAGCAAGAAAGCCAAAAGATGATCAATGCTTATGACACAGCAATTTATGCTGGCCAAGGAAAAAGCATATGGAACAGAGAAAAGAGATCAAGATACAAATCTTATATGATGGATCATATAACTTGCAGTGTAGATTCAGAGTCACAAAGTGGCCAGAGCTTAGTTTTTGGAACAAAGCCAATTCCAATCCTAGTACCTTATATGAAATTATTATCCCCTAAGGAAGGGATAGTCATGGAACCATTTGGAGGATCAGGTAGCACTTTAATTGCAGCAGAGATACTCCATAGGAAATGTAGGTGTATAGAGATTGAGCCTATTTACGCAGAAGTGATCATAAAAAGATGGGAGAAATTCACTGGAAAACAAGCCAAATTACTCAAATCTGCATAAAAATAGCCTATTTTAGGCTATATTAACCTTAACTAGGCTTAAAAAAACGCAACCTGAGGCGCCTGTGCAAGAATTTCAAAGGGAAAATTGACAAAGTTGACAAAATTCAGGGTTTTGAAAGAAAATGAGAATAACAAAGGGAAGATTTAAAGAAGCATGCAAGGGATCAGGAGGAGTCCAGGCAGTTGTAGCTAAGGCTTTGGGAGTTACAAGGCAAGCAATAGGGCTTTACTTAAAGAAACATCCAGATTTAAGGGATTTCCTAGACAATGAGGGAGAGCAAGTAATGGATGTGGCAGAGCATAATATTGACAAAAAGATAGTTGAAGGGGATATAGATGCAAGTCAATGGGCCCTAGTAAACAGGAAAAGAGGCAAAGCCAGAGGGTATGGAACTAAGCAAGAATTAAATGTTTCAGATGATAGAACCAGAATCATAATTGAGAGGGCTGATGATGAGAATAATAAAGATACATTGGAAACCAAGCAAAAGGCAGGAACAAGCACTAAAAGTTCTTAATGATAAGATTCATACAGAGATTTTCTATGGTGGAGGAGCTGGAGGAGGCAAATCCTATTTAGGGTGTGTTTGGTTGCTTTCTAATTGCATTGATTATCCAGGATCTAGATGGCTAATGGGCCGAGCAGTTTTAAAGAGTTTAAAAGAATCTACTTTATTGACATTTTTTCAAGTTTGCCGGGATTTTGGAGTTAAGCAAGGAATAGATTTTAAGTATAATTCTATGGAAGGAACAATTAAGTTCTGGAACAATAGTGCGATTTATTTAAAAGACTTATTTTTATATCCAAGTGATCCAGAATTTGATAGTTTAGGATCAACAGAATACACAGGAGGATTTATTGATGAGGCAAGCCAAATTACATCTAAAGCAAAGAACATAGTAATGTCAAGACTAAGATACAAACTAGATGAATTTGGATTAATTCCTAAACTTTTAATTGCGAGCAATCCAAGTAAAAACTTTTTATATTTTGAATTTTACAAACCATCAAAGGAAGGAACAATCGAACCTTACAGAGTTTTTATTCCTGCATTGGTAGGGGATAACCCATTTATTTCAAAATACTATGAGGAGAATCTACACAAATTAGATAGGATTAGCAAAGAAAGATTGCTTTATGGAAACTTTGAATATGATGATGATCCCACAAGATTATTTGATTATGATGCAATAATGGATTTATTTACAAACAACGCAGAAAGAGGAAAAAAATATTGCATAGTAGATATTGCAGGATTTGGAAGAGACAGAACAATCATAGGAATATGGGATGGGTTATTTTTAGAGAGAGTTTATAATTATGACAACATTTCAGAGGACGAACTCGACGAAATTCTTTTAAAATACAAGATTCCAAGAAGTCAGTGTTTAGTTGATGAGGGAGGAGTAGGTTTTGGTTATGTTAAGAACATGAAAGGGATAAAAGGATTTGTGGCAAATGCTAGGCCAGTGGTCAAAAAGAAAGAAACAGAAATAGAAAAAGTCCAACACAATTATAAAAACCTAAAAGCGCAGTGCTGGTTTGAATTAGCAAATATGATTAACTCTAGAATGATTGGAATTTATAGAGATATTAGAGTTGAGGATAGAGAATTATTAGTTGAAGATTTAGAACAAATTAAACAAAAGGATCCAGGCAAGGACCAACCTTTAAGAATTTTAACAAAAGAGGAAATTAAAGAAAATCTTGGAAGATCAACAGATATGGGGGATATGCTAATGATGAGAATGTTTTTTGAATTAAAAAAACCAATGGCTTTTTCATTTATTTCACCTAAACCAATTTACAAAAAATCAAAAGAGGAAGAGGATAAAGAAGAATTAGAACGCCAAAAAATAATTAAGGAGGCAATAGAAAAAGGAGATGTGGCCCTTAGTCCAGCACAACGTAGAAAACAATTGAGCAACAATATTTAAATATACTAAGAAATTAATTATTATATCCTTTCACTTTCATACTCATGGGAATTTTAGATCTTTTTAAAAAAGAGAAGAAGGCGGTGCCACCGGTTGCAACAATTCAAGAAACAACTCGGCAAGGTTTACATAAAGCTTACATTCCTAAATTTCTTTACAAGCCACCATTTGGATACCCAAGATACGTCGATCTAGTTACAATTAGAAGATTAGCTGCAATGCCTTATGTAGAAATGTGCATATCAACAATAGTAGACAATGTTTGTGCAGTGCCTTGGGACATTGTGCCTAAAGAAGGAAAAGAGGATTCACCAACTTACGAAGAGCATAAAAAACAAGTTATGGATTTTTATAAAAATCCAAATACAAACAAAGAAAGTTTTGAAGAGATCAGGAGAAAATATGTAAGAGATATTTTAGAAGTAGATGCAGGAGTTTTAAATAAAGTTTTTAATCAAAAAGGAGAGATGGTTGAAATAGTTGCAAGAGATGGAGCAACATTTACAAAGAACCCAGATATTTATGGAATGTTTACTGATAGA